CTCCTTGCTCAATAATATTATCTGGTGGAATGGTATAACCATGTTGAATAGCCAATTTTTCTGCCAAATCCACGTCTCCATTTGCTTCTGCGAGAAAAAATTCAGCTTTTTTTAATGTCAAAGGCGTTCCATAAGGGACATGTTTTTTAGATAGAATTGATTGAGGATGTTCTTGTTCATGAACTTTACGAAGTTGATAAGCTAAAACATCTTGTCTTTCTTTAACTGCAGGAGCAATATTTTTCATTACCTGTGCTTCAATATTAGCTGGAACATATCCATATTTGGGATCATTTCTGTATTGGTCACTCAACCGATCAAGCTCATCGATATACATTTGATCAGTGTCGGCTCCTGCTTTCATAGCGAGTCCATTAGTAAGATTAGCTTCTCTGCTTCTTCCCATTTGTGGAACAGCTCCCGCTACTTGTTGTTCGACCCACATATTGGGACGTCCACCAGGGATTTTGTTAATATTGCTAATGAGTGCTTCTTTTTGTGCAGATTTGAAACGTACACCAAATGGAGTTCTTAAATTTTCAGCATTTGTTAAATCAGCTAAATAATCTAATCCAAGTCCTAGATTTCCTTGTTGCGTAGAAGCAATAATTTCATTCGCAGCATGTAATCTTGCCTGTGTTGCATGTCTGGCTTCATGCGAATTCTTGATAATAGGAGTTGAAATTTCTTCTTCCGAAGCAATTTTCCTAGCAAGTTTAGTATCTGCAAACTTTCTTTCTTCAAGATTAGCTTTCTTCCTATCCTCTACAAGTTTAGCAAATTGGATCTGCTGATTCGGGTCCATCGTGGCATAAAGAGAATTTAACTCAGCATCCGATAGATCTTCAATTTTTCTTGGTGCTTGTTGTTGTCCTTCCCCTGGCTGTGTTGGTTGCCCAGAAACGCCTGTTATTCCACCTGGAGTAGCTCCGGTAGGTGAACCTGATAAAAGATTAGCTAGAGCCTGACCTTGCTGTCTCTTTGTGGTATATTCCTGTTCTTTTTGCAACTGAGGGGCAATGTTAGCATTGTAATAATTCCTTGCCGCTGGTGACTGGTTGGCTAATGCTCTATGCTGTTCTAAAACTGACATCTCGGGAGAAATTCTCCCTATAGCACGCTCTAGAGCTGAAGATTCTAATCGGTCGGCAATCTGTTGTTGAATCCCCTGTCCTAATCCCTGGCCTGCACCTTCAGCCAATTTATCTACCCAGCTTGGTTGTGGTTGCAATGGCATAATAGGCGCGACATAATCAGCTGCTCTATCTCTTCTTCCTAAGTTATATCCATGTAATGTTGAAAAGCTCATATTATGTTGCCTTTGGTGCGCCAAAGCCACCGAGTTGATTCATGCCGCCAAAAGCACCGCGAACACCTGCAGCAGAAGTTGGTGCAAAACTACCTGCCATGCCTTGTGCATCTCCTGAAGATGGATTGCTGCTCAAGTAATTTCCAAGTCGAGACGCGCCATATTGTCCAATGCCTTGACCAAGACCAGATGCTGCACTCGATGCAAAAGTACTCAGTGCACTAGGAGGGTTTTGATAAGGAGTGTAGTTTCCAGGATTAAATGTAGCAGGTTGCTGAGGATGGGGTGGTGGTGTGGCTGCGCGGAATGTTGCATTGTAAGGGGACGTGCTGAGGGCACGATTTGTCAGGTTATATCCCTGATTAAATTGATCATTGTTTTGGTTGACAGCATTATTGATTCTTTGCTGCTGGACTTCACCAGGGGCTGTGCCATATTGCAATGCGGCTTGTAATGCATTCTGCCTCTGCCCTGCTCTAGCCTGGTTATACTCTAAATTCCTTCCCAGTCCAATATTGAGCTGTTCTGATGGTGCATTTGCATAAGCAAGACCAGCGCCTAAAGCATTTTGTTGCATTATACCAGGTGCTTGTGCATATGCTAATCCTCTTTCAATTGCACGTTCACGGATGCCACTACGAAGTGCAGCAAGCCTCTCGCCAAGATCCGCTCCAGCTTCTCCTAGTTGTGCTTGGATGCCCGAATTAGCCCCTTGACCAGCAAACCGCTCTGCGATTTGCGGAACGATATCCCGTTGGAATTCACGCATAAGTGGAGCTTTATAGTTCTCATAATCCTGTGGACTTCCGCCGAGTTGCTCTTGAAGTGCAGATTGACCTTGTTGATATAATGGATGCTTTGTAAGTGCTTCTCCAGAAAGTAGCCCTCTTAATGCCTCTTGTCCAGGCTTCAATGCTTTCCTCTGTTCTTTTCCCGAAAGCAGTTCTTTCAAACCTGCGCGTGCTTGTTTGTTATTTGCCCCTCGATCAAATTCCCTACCAGAAACTAATTCCCTAGCCGCTTTCTCACCAACTTTAAAAGTTTTGTTACCCTCTAACTTATGCAGTTTTGGGACATGATGTGTTCGTTTTTCAAGTTTTTTATCAGCTCTTTCAATGGTTTTATTAAGAAGACTCTGCTGTTTTTTGGTCAGTGCAGGGTTCTTGATGTACTTCTCGGAACCATATTTTCCAAGAAACTTCTTGATATCTTTCTGATAAACTTTGTTGGCCGCAATGTTCTTTCTCCGGTCACGAGTAGCTTGACGAAAGCCTTTTTTCACATATTTATTATAACTTGCACCTTGCCGCAAGGACTTCTTTGCTGTCTTATTTGCTTTGTGAGCACCATATGCTCCAGCGGCAGCCGAAGCAGCAATCGCGAGTGGAAGAAGGACCATGAATTTACCTAAATTTCAAGTATTTGTTTATTACATTCATCTTAACACAAGGTAAGATGTTTTTCAATTTTAGCTACGCAGGTATTCCAGAATGACGAGAAATGGATATCCATTATAGGTGTTGGTAGCAGCTTTAACCAAGATATTTGTTTGATTTACGACTATGTTGACATCATCTGGTGCACTCTGTGGAAGTGGAATAAATGTGGTTGGTGTAGTGCCGCTATTGACTGCTGTGCCATAAATCCGTGTGCAGAATAAAAGATTTGTTATGCCGTGTGGCACTGTCGTTGTGCCTGAACCTGTAATATTTCCACCCAACACCTTCCGGAAAGGCACTAACCTTTCCTGATTCGTAAGGTTTGGTGGTCCCCATTGTTCACCAGTGATTGATTCACTATTTTCATATACACCAATCTCCCGAAGGTTAATGGCATTGCTGAATTGATTGAACAAATCAGTCATACGAATCATGCGTTGCGCATCATCTTCGGGCAACCAGATTGCTGAATCAACATATGGACTGTCATAGTTGGAATTTGTTGTCATCTAGCCACCCCGCACTAAACGGCCAGCTGGCGCCATCCAGAGAATCATGCCATGAATTTGAAATGTAGATGCAGCATTGTTTGGATCATAAATTCCGGCTGGATCAAAATATGATTTCAGGTTCAAGCTAAAGCTTTGACATGTTTGATTTAAATAAATTCTTTTCCAAAACATTTGGGAATCCCCGAAAAATTCATCCTGTAGCTCAACTATTTGATTTACAGTAGATTCAAAAGTTTCATTTCGAATAAGTTGCAATTGAAATTGTGGCTCATTTTCCTCATCTTCATCATCTTCCAGTCCATTGTCTGTTGAGAATAAAATATCAATGTAACCAATTCGAAGTTTTTGGCCAGATTCAATAAATGGTGTAAACTTTTTAGTTTTTATCAAAAACTGATCAATAATCACAATATTACCGCCAGAGACCCAAGTGTTGTTTGTCACGGCAAGACCATTTTCGTCTAATAAAGTGAAAGTATTTGAATTAATAACAACTACCAGATAAACACTATCGTCCAATATAGTATTTGTGTTGACAATCATAATATTGCTGGCATTGGCAAGATTGTGGTTCGGCACAGTAAATACCGATGGATTTGCGTTAGTAATATTCTGAATGACAAGTGTTTCGGCATTTGTTAAAGTCTGATCATTATTTGCTGAAGTCAGGTTTAATTCAACAACAAATCCCTGTTGGTTTCCGGCAACTACAAAAGGAAATTCTGTTTGAAGTGAAGCAGAACTCCATGTTGTATCCATAGCGTCCCAAGCTATAGCGGTATTGCCCCATGTTCGATTAGTCACGGCTTGATAATGGCCAAAGCAGGTATAAGAACCACCGAAAGTGGCAAAGCTCTGATCTATGTAATTGTAAGCTAATATCGAATTTGGGAATACTGAAGTTGAAGAGGTGGGATCAACAAAACTCCAATAGGCAAATTGACTATAAAAATCGCGGATACCATTTACACGAGCGGTACCAGAGCTGGCGTTGCCAAAATTAAACACGGTATCTGGAATCTTCTGGTCAACACGGATGATGTTTACAGAGTCACAAGCGTAGATACCATTAGGACCAATAGACAATATTTCTTTATCAAATGGAACAACGCTCCATGTGCTTTCACATCCTATTTCCGTGTTGATCTTTTGCCATGCAAAAGGAAAGGCAGAATTAGCTGTATAAACTAATTTGTATGTACTCCTCTCAAAGTAAACAACAAGAGTATCTTTAATAAATTCAGCAGAAACAATAGACTCACCAGTTGGTGCATCTGTAAAGCCTCCAAAACCAGAAGAAGTATACCATGCAGAACCAAGAGTAGAAGTAATTTTGCCTTGAGGAAAGACACTGCCATAGAAAACGGTGCCATTTTGACTCCATCGCGCTCTTTGTTGATAATTAGTGGCTGGAGTTCCAGGAGGCCCTTCCCAAGTACTGAGAACTACTAGTCTTCCTTTATAGGCAAAAAGAAGCAGACCGCCTTGTAGGAGATTCGGATATGTAGGTCCTGTCGCAAAAGTAGCGCTCAAAGCAGGCGAAAAATTTACCCAACCAGTGCCATCATACCAACGAATACCATCGCCTGCATTCGTAGCAGATTTTGTTTCTTCCCATACAATACCACCGGATGTGTACGTTCCGGCTGTTGTCTGCGCCACAGTAAAAGGATTACCAGCAGCAGTTACAACAAGTTGCTGATTATTTATTGAGTTTCCCCCGACTGTGACCGTTCCAACAACATTATTGATGTAAACAATATCACCAATGGCATAGTTATTTGCTGACGCAGTGGTAATCTGCGCTCCTGCGCCAATTGAAATATTGGTCACCGCGTAAAAGTTATTTCCAGGAACATTGTTGGTAGCAAAAAATGCCCCTTGGAAATTCTCATAAGAGAAGAATTGTGAGTTGGTTCCATGCCAAGTTAAGGCATTTGTAGTAGTTGTTTGATTCGGACCGATTTTGTATGTGGAAATGTTTCTGAAATCTTCAATACTATTATCATATAGGTATGCCTGAGTCAGATCAAAGCCAATAAGTGAATCGTTGTTTATACTTTGCACATCGTATGTACAAAGACCCATGCAGGGAGAATTAGCCCCAACAACAACAAAATAAGTCGCAGTGACTGGAGCCGTGTTATTTGCTGCGGTAAATTGAACTGAGAAGGCACCTGTGGTGTAATTGATTGTGCCACCTGGAGTTCCTGAACCAGTGACAGTAAAACCACCTATTCCGTTATCAGTAAATGTAGTAATCCCATCAGTGATAACTAAAGAACCTGGTTCTATTGGGGCAGATAGCAGGTTGCCAGCGTATGTCTGTGGAGTGGCGTTTCTTGCAATTAATGTTGCATTGTATGGATACGCGTCATTGCGCACTCCTAATCTGCCAAAAGGATCACTACCTCCTTTTTTACGAAGCACGCCACGATAGAGGTATGCATTACCAAGAAAGGGATAAGCATCGTCAGGCAAGAGATAGGGATCTAAGTCAGTCTCTTGGCCAACGCGTTGGTTTCCAATAAAAAAGGGTTGGTAGGTCATTAAAGTTCCATTCTCAATAAAGAAACAATATAAGAATCTGGAGCACTATTTGAAACCTCAACATTAGTGCTGTTTTGAGTTATTGAAAATAATCCGACATCGGTATTAATAATTGGCGCAAGAATTATTGCTCCATTATAACTAATATATGATATTGCCACAGCCGTTCTGGTTCCGAGGCTGGAAACAATAATAATTCCGTTTTGGAATTGTTCAGTTCCATTAAGGGCTACTAATACACCACCATTATTGAGAGGACCCACTTGAGTTGTAATAGTCGTTTGTAGTTGACGAACGCCACCAGTGGTAGTATTACACCACAATTTCACATTAGGCGCATTATTATTTTTAGCATATAAGGCCAAAGCAGAAGGATTAGCACCTACAAAGGGAGTTACATCTGCAGCCTGAGTAATCATCTGCCCAAATTTATGGTGTCCATCATTCGCAGTATATGTATTGAAAACATGATCAGTTCCTATAATTGTGGCCAAATATGACCAATTAGTTTGGATCTGGGTTACTGATTGACTAATTAATGTATTTCCTTGAGGAAAGACTGCATTCCATGTCATGTTAAATTAGCTCCTAAATGTATGGATACAAGCCATCATAGCCACAGCCATTGCCTTGTCCATTATCTGTGTAAATTGTTTGAGTTCTTGATGTAGTAAGTTGATTCAATGTTCTTCGTTGCATAAGTAATAATTGCTGTGCAAAAAACGGCTCGATTGCTTGCCTTTGTTCCCAATCAGCATTATCCTCTAGAATTTTAGCTGCCGCACCAAAAGCAATGAGTTGCCACCATTCATAGTTAAAAGGAGTATCAGTTGCGTTTAACAATGCGGTAGGCTGTCTTTCTACTGTGATGTCAACCAAATATGCCTTATCAGGTATAGGGCGCATATAAATGGTTTCTTGGGCAATTAAAATGGCTCTAGGCATGCCTGATTGGTAAGGAATAACTGATGCAAAGATTGGATTATTCTGCGGTACGATGGAAGAAAAATTTACAGTAAAATTACCTGTCATATAATTTATTGAACTTCCTGCAAGCAAATTGAATGTGGTAGTATCGACTAAACCGCCGACACCATTATCATATGCACTTGTAGCAGAACCTAAGGCACTCGTTGAAGTATTTGTTTGTGCAGAAAGCATAACATTAAAATCAGTATCTGCCGAGTTAACTAACGGCGGATTTGGAGTCGTTGAAGGCATGAATGGCGTTGCTGAAATTTGGCCAGTATAAGGACCAGCTGTACCATTGCCAAGTGCGACTTGCTGGATATAATTGTTCTTTGGCCATTCACGATAGAATGAATCTCTGTCATTATTGAAAAAGTTGACTTGCTGACCACCTACATATGCTGGCGGTTCAACTGTGAGATATTGCTGTCTTGGAAACGGGTAGGTCTCTTGGTTCCCAACTGTAGTAAAACTCCAGGTATCTCTTAGCTCTAAAAACCGCATTGACTCAGGCATGTCATACTGATAATACGTATTGATGTATGCATTCAGATCGGCATTAGAGAGATCATTCTGTGATGGCCTCGCTGTCAGCCTACGGACTTTGTCTTGTATATTAGTCAACGCGGTCATTTGATTAATCCTGCATGTATTCTGTTGCTTGGAAACTAAATCTAGAGACTTTCTTAGGATTTGGATTCTTCATAGGATGACCTGTGGCTGACAGGAGATCCTTACTGAAACTGTCTTCATAATGACACAAGTTATTGAGATGTTTTACAACACCAAGAGGTAATTCATACTCTTGGCCATCATGCAATTCATACGGCACAATGTCATCACCTTTCCATTTCTTGAATGCAAACTTGATTACGCCACCTTTTACCTCTAAATCGCGGAAGATTCCTTTGACTTTTCTTCTATCGGCTTGTCTCTGTGCTTCAAATTCATAAGGCTTTTCTGCCTGAATTACTGCAGCGATTGGGCTTGGTTTTGGTTGTTCCATGACTGCGACAGCAGTCTCTTCTTTTTTAATCTCTGGCTCTTGTGCCACTTCTTCTACTTTCTTGGCTTTTGCCATAATAAATTTTTTCCTTGTATTTAAAAACGCACCCTAGTTTTTTTATTCTAGGGTGCATTATCGTTATTGATTACAGTGAGGTTTGCAGACCAAAGTTAGCACCTTTGCGTGCGAACCATTGGTATGTTTGACCAGGTGTTGTCGTATCGAGTACGGCAGCGCCTGCAGCACCACCAGCAATCTGAATACCTGTGAAGCTATTGTTAACTTCAGCTTGTGTCAGAATTGTGGCTGTTTCTGCTACATCGACTGCTTGTGCAAATGTTGTTGGGATGGTGATTGGCCATACAAATGCATTAAATGCTGTACTGTTTACATTCACAGTGACTGTGTTTGTAAATCCAGAAGCATCGGCTGCACCAACTGCTGTGATTTGAGCAAGTTGTCCATTCATCTGTGTCATTCCAAAACCAGTAGGAACACTAATGCGGATATATTCTCCAACTACAAACTTATTAGTCACAGAGAAAGTGATAATAGCAGATGTAGCTTGTGAAATATTCGTAATGTAGTTTCTTCTTGGGAAGAAATAATTCTCAGGGAATGCAACAAAACGGTAACTACCCGTTGTACCAGCTGTGGGGAAGCTAGTAGCATTGGTTGTATCAAGGTATGCCAGTGTAAAGCTAGTATTAGCAACAATTGTACCAATAGTGAAAGGCAGTCCAGAAATCTGCTGCATTCCAGCCACGTTGTACATTGTTACTACTGAGCTATTAGCTGTCAGTCCTGCTGTATTACCAGTAGATACAACAGCAGGTTGTGCTTGCGATACTGCAGTTACAGCAACACTTGCCCCGAGTGGATAATGTCCGCTGTCTTGAACAAAAGTGAAACCACCGCTTGAGAGTGTTTTCTCAAGAGCAATAGTAGCTGCACCGTTGGTTTTCTGCGAGATGAAAGCAGAACCAGCCGGCATCGATGAAGAGCCATAGGCCTTCATGATATACTGCGTGGCCGAGGTTGAACCTTGGGTAGCAGGCGTCACGTTAACCATTTGAAACTCATCATAGCCAGGTGGCAATGCGAGGTTAAATGGCGCTGGTGTCGATGGTGTCGATGGTACTGTGAAAGTACCTGTCATCAATGTTCCAAAAGATGTCATAATACCTCCTTAGTATTGAGATGGTGTTGTACAACGGAGATTAACTATCCATTGGTCGTTTAAAATACGTTGTGCGTTAGCAAATTTAAAACCAGCTGATTGACGGAGCATGAGCGGGTCATCGCCGTAGCCAAGTGGTCTGTAAATAAATTGTGCACTAGCACCATCTAAATCAATAGTACCATAAGATTCTTGTCCACAAATATATACTGAATACAAGTTATTCATTTTAGCACTACCATTAGTAATCTTTGTTGCAATTGAAGAAAGAAGGAATCTAATATTAGAAACGCTTCCCCATTCTGCAGTTAAAAGATTTGCTTGAAACTTTTTGTTACTCACCCTTAGGTGGGAATCCCTGCTTCGAAGGATTCTCTTCTGCTTTCGTCAGAAGGTCGGACTATCGCATCCCATTTCTGGGTCTTTTCACTTAGTCTCTTACGCTGCTTTCGCTTGCGCCATGTCACCCCGTAGGGCTTCCATGTCAATTAGAAAAGATTTTAATACCCCTTTCTCTTTAGGGTATTGAGCGGCTGAGATAAATCCATTCACTGCTTCGAGTGAAGGAATTAGGTCAGTGTGGCCCATAGCAAACCATGCTTGACGCACGGGAGCTGTACCAAACTTCAAATCGCCTTCGATTGAATCCGTAATGCGCTTTGCACTAGCAGTTGCCAATGTGCGAATTACACCATCAATATCTGAACGGGTCATTTCAGTCGGATTATCTCCATCAAGTCCACCAGTACAGTTAATAACTGTTGCTGTGGCATTGAGCATGTCTCTTGTCAATTGGTCTTCCGTTTCACGGAGAGATTGAGCAAGAAGAGATGCTGTTTCATTCAAAACAGGGTCTTCGTTAATTAACGAAACTTGGTCTGTAATTAATACATAAGTACCATACCAGTTTACTTTAGCGTCGATATCTAAAGCTGTAAGTGTCTGAGCAGGAGGATTCAATCCACTTGGGCCCAGTGGCACTGTTGCTGTCAATAAATTATTGTAACGTCGCATTCTGAGTACCGACCCACTTCGCTCAGGCAGTCTTTTTTTGAGAGCCATGATATTGTGGATACAATCAGGTACGATACGTGACAACAACTTCATATCAAAACGCTGCTGCACTGGAGCTGGCAACGTTGCTGTGGTTGTAATTGTCATTTATTTTTCCAATTTAGGTTTGAACAGAGAGTTACTTGCGCTTTGCACACTCGTACATTTCCTTAGCCAGCTCTTGACGCATTGCTTCATTCATTGCCCAATTATTAGCTTCTGCTATGGGCTTTGACTGCACAGCAGCACTAGGTACTGGCTTAGATGCATTCTTAGCAATACGATCACCTTCAAAGGAGCGCTTCTGCGCAACCTGCTGTTTTGTATGATACGAAACAGAGTTTTTAATCATTTTGTAGGCAGCCGCATAAGGATCTGGACTATTGCGCAAAGTTTCTGCAACGTCTCTGTCTTTAATTAATTCTTGTACATTTTCATCTGAAACAACCGAGTCATAATCCTGATAACGAAGTCGAGCTCTTTCTTCTTGCGTTGCAATTTCCCGTTGTTGCAGAAGTTGTTCTGCTTGCTGGAGGGCTAGCTTTTTTGCTTGAGCAACGGTGAGATAGTCACTGTTGCGCATGGTAGCTAATTCATCCTCTTCAGGCTCTTGTACGGGCTGCGGGCGAGAATATTGCTCTTCTCGTAGCTGTCTTATTTCTCTTTGCTGTTCTTCCAAAATCCTGCGCATTTCACGGAAGTTGTACTCTTGCGAACCTGGCCTTGGCTCACTTGAAACTTCAGTTTCTTGTGCTGGTTGGGGACTCTGTTCTTGTTCTACTGGAGCGACGAGCTCCTGGTTTACGTCTGGGTTTGTAGCCTCTGACATTGGTCTCCTTATAGTGGCGAGCTATGATACGCCTGTTGTGAAACGCCCGAGATGTGTAAAATTAACCACTAGCGGCGACCTAGTAGTTAAACTTTAAATTAACACATATAGTAAATAGTTTGAAGAGCATGAAGAAAAATGCGCTTGTGTAAATTTCTGAGAAGATGCATAATCCCCACTTATGAATTTATACCCACACCAAAAAGAATGCTTGGAATGCCTGAAAAATTCCGAGCAAAAAGCAAAACTAGTTGTCCTTCCTACAGGCAGCGGAAAAACGAGGATATTCCTTTCATACTTAGCGAATAAGAAAAAAAGAGCGCTTGTGATTGCACATACAATTGAGCTGATACAACAGACGAAAGAATCGCTGGAAAAAAATTTTCCAGAGACCACATGCAAAATCATCTCAAGTGATGAGCTTCCTTCATCTGAAATCATTTCAATTTCGACTGTGCAATGTATCAGTTTGATGCTGCGAAAAGGCATTTTGGATCTTTCAAGATTTGATATTCTTGTGATTGATGAGGCCCACAGAACCATGGCCGAAAGTTATCTCCGCATCATCAATGAGATGCCCGAAAACGCGGAAATACTTGGTTTTACAGCAACTCCGGTTCGAATGGATAGAAAAGATTTATCAATAATTTTTGGAAAACCTGTTTATTCCAAAACCATCCACGATATGATCCAAAAGGGAATTCTTTGCGATGTACGCTTGTTTCGGATTCAAACTGGAGTTTCTTTAGAAACGATAAATTCTCACAATGGCGATTTTAAAACCAAGGAACTTGCAGCTGTTATTAACACACAAGAAAGAAATCAACTGGCAGTAAAAACTTATCTTGAATTACTCAAAGATAAGAAAACAATTATATTCTGCTGTGATGTTGTTCATGTCTTGTCTTTAAAAAAAGAATTCGAAAAAAAAGGCATCCCCGTAGGTTACGTTGTGGGATGCATGAGTGAGAAGAAAAGGAAAGAAACACTTGTAAGATTTAAAACAGGTGAAATCAAGGTAATCATAAATTGTCAGCTTCTTACAGAAGGATTTGATGAGCCTTCGACCGAAGCATTGCTTATCGCACGGCCTACTCAAAGTGTCTCGCTCTACACTCAAATAATTGGAAGAGGACTAAGAACATTTCCTGGCAAAACGGACTGTATGATTGCGGACCTAACTGATAATAGCAATGTAATAGCAACCATGGAAGATGTTTTTGAAATTAAAAAAGGCTCTCGCCTGAAAGATGGAGAGAAAGTTTCTGAACAGATAGAAAAAAATCCGAAAATGCTTCAAAAAAGTGACGGAAGTATTGTTGCACAACCAGTGAATTTCCTTAAAAAAAGAAACGCGAAATATTTGCCGCTGAGTCAAAATCAGATAAACTATATGCTTAAAAAAAATATTTATTTTGCACCAAAAACTACATACGATTCTGCGGCAAAAAAGATTTTAAAGTTTAACCAAAAATGGAGAATTTAATGAAACAACACTTTTTTTCAGATTTACTTGATAGGTACATCAAGGAACATGTAGCGAATGTAAAGGACAAAACGAAAAGAACAAATCAACTGAATTTTTGGAAAACAAAAGTAGGAAACAAATTCGTTGAAGAAGTAGATAAGAATTATATTGAAACCATTTTAATGGAATATGCTGCAAAGGTGAACAGATTTGGACGGTTTCCTACACGCGCCACACTGCGTAACTACCTTGCAGCCTTATCGCATTTTTTCACGTTTTGTTGTAGAAAATGGCACTATTTAGATAATAATCCATGTCTTCTAATCAATATATCGGATAATGCCAAAGGCGGCAGAATGTCTGTTTCAACGCGTATGCATTATCCTAAAGAACAGGAAAAACCAGTTTGGCTTTCAACAAAAGAACATAAACCTGGGAAGGAAGATTATGATATGGTACATTTGGTATGTACTGAAGAAGGAGACCTTATGCTAGGTTGCTATAGTCCATTAAATGGAGAGGGTTATGGAAAAAAATATAAATGGGAGAAATTCGGTAATGGGGCAATGATAGTTCCTAACCCAGTTTATTATATGAAAATACCGGAAGTTCCAGAAGATGTGTTTGCCTATCGATGCCAGCCAGACACTATTAAAAATAAAAATTAGGCTTGCGATGGCACAAGAGGATTTCTAGGTCCGATATTTTGCTCTGAATTGGTCAACGTGTTATTCAATTCAGAGATTGGAATTGCCTGAGCAACTTTTACCCATTGAGTGTAATAAGTAAATGCCCCAAAATTGGTAGAATCTATTGGCAGACTAAATGTTGTAGGGCTCAGAACAGTGGCAAGCCCGTATTTTCCATCGATTTCAGGCATCGTGCCATTATACGTGGTGACAATGCGGATAATGTTCCCTGACTGATACCCATGTGCATTAAGTGTCGTAACTACCACAGGATTAGCGTTTGAGATTGTGGAAATTATGTTCGCAAGTGGATAAAAATTGCTAATGCCTGGAGGCTGCATTACTCAATCACTTCCGTGACATTGTAGGCACGTTTGATACGAGCTTTCACTTCATCAGCACTATCCATAAACGCTGTTCCCAAATCACGGTCAACATTCATTGTGCTCCAGTTTTTGTCTACTGGACCATCTTTTTGAGAATATGACATCCATTCTGGGCAACATTTGCCTTTTGACTCATTATATTTTTTCATTTTTTTCCTTTTTTATTTCAACAGACCTAATTGCATATCCTTGATGTCACGCATGACCTTTGGGTCCCAAGAATAGGGATCTTCTAGCATCCTGTGTGCTTCAGCGGCGTGTGGTAGACCATACTCATAAGTCAAGGTATCAGCTGCATTGTCACGCTTGTAAACGGCAATTCCCCATTCGGGAGTTGGCCGAGTTTTACGAGCAATGTGCCACAGCCTTATAACGCCATCAAGATGAGAATCTGGCTTCAGAATCTCCATTATGTAATAAGGTTCTTTATAATGCGCGTGCTTGTTGAGTACTTTATCTAGAGACGCGAGATACTCTTTACCCATTTCATTGGTAGTTTCTCGAACAGTTTGGGTTTTTTGCCCAGCATATTTGTTATGCACCTCGAAGATTTCGGCACCAAGAGTTTTTTTTTCTTGTCCTAAATCAAGGGTCGGCGTATCCTCATCAAACATCAATTTCTCCAGATTGGTTGAAGCACAGGTGACTGATCCTCTTCCTGTGCTTCTTTATTTACTTGCAATCCCTAGATGGCTTTTTGCTTGATATTTTCATCATTGGCTTATCTTTTTGAATTCCTACCATTGGTTTATTGGGGGATTTCATATTCTTGAGCACTTCTTTCTCACCAGAGAGTTTTTTAGAAATTTTTTTCATTATTTTCCTCTCTTAGCTGCCATTTTACGGACTTTTGGAGCCACCATCTTCATAAGGGATTTGTCTTGCTTAATATCCTCTTTGAGATGAGATTTCAGCTTAGGCATCATTTTGCCGCAGCTAGATTTGCTTGCTTTTTTCATATTTTAGCTTTCTTGTGAATACATTTTGTTAATTGCATGTTTTCGGACCTTGCCTACATTGTAGTCATAGATCTTGTCTTGATGGGACAAATAGTTCATGGAACCATCAGTCATCTGATCAAGCGCGCCACCACGCATTTTTGCATGTGTAGTATGGGCAGTCGAAGCCTGCTCGCCAATTGGTTTAATTGAGAGACCAGGAATTGCATACTTGCTATCACCTGTTGCACCCATCATACTTTTCGAATTGTAATCACTCATGCCTGCATTTGCAGCCATGCGATCACCACGATTCATTCTTGCCATAATTTCCTCTACTTTTGTGGTTGTACCACTGGTTGTTGTTTTTGTCTATCTTGTTCTTGAATAAATGCTACAATTGTGAGCATTTTTTCAATTTGTTCTATATTCATACCTTCTAGTTCATGCGCCGCGCGCACGCGAGCCAAATCAGCCTCAGAGTCATCTTTCCTTTCTCGAGAAAGAGCTATGAGCTCATCGGTATGCATCTTGCTCAATCTTTCCTGCGCCAATGCCTTGTCACTTTCGGCTTTAGCAAGAAGTGTTTCTGCTAGAACATGCTCTCTTTTCTGCTCAGCCTCGGATTGTGCTTGTTGAGTCTGCTGTTGCTGCTGTTCTTCTTGTTCAATTGCATCAATCAGTTGTTTCTTATTCTGGATGGTAATTGCTTCAATAATAGCTTTAGAAGGCACTGGAATGTCCATTTCACGCAACGCCATGAGTTGTTGGAAGTGCATTTGCTTCTGTGTTGCTGAATAAATACCATCCTCGACTACACAGTCATATTTCTGAAAGGTTTTGGAGTGGAATTCTGCTGGCGCTGGATATCCTAGGATTTTTTCTATCTTGCCCGGCGTATAGTTCTTCTGTATAATCTCCATCCAGAGACTTCCCATCTGCTTCTGTGTCATATCAAGTTGATCAAACAGCACTTGCAGGGTTGTAAGACCCGCACCTTGTCGTAGCATGGATAAGACTCCAGCTTTGTCATCGGTTGCCGACCCAAGTAATTCTTCATTAATACCAGATATTTGAGAAATTTCGTCTCCCAAGACCTTGCTTAACTCCATCATGCTTTGGTCAATGGAGGGAGGAGGAATCGGTTGCACATCATCCATTGAGGCAGAGTCACGCAGGGCTAACATGCGTCCTTGACCAGAAAGGAAGGCATCTCGTGGATCTTTTAAGGCACTTTCCTTGAATTTCATACCACTGTTAATCTGACTTTCAAGGATATCGTTCATGATGACCATCTTGCGATTGTATATGAACTGCGAGTCGCGTAAACCGCGGACAATACCTTGCATTTTCAGACTAAAATATGGGCAATTTGGCTCCCAATAACCGTAACAGCCTACAAATGGGTACCTGTCTATGCCAAGTTGGTTTGGCCCATCATAAAACTCACGACCTGCAATGGTAATTCCAAGCTTCACAGTAGGTTTTTCCATGCGTACTTTGCGAAGTTGTGGATTCATCATGAGATACTGATCAAGGCTTTCTTTTTTGCCCGGCCATTCCATACTTTCGCCAGTTTCAGTATCAATAATCATGTCCACATCACGGGTCGCAAGGTAGTGGAATTCATCATACGGCACGTAATTTTGGATGCTGTACTGGTAATTTTCCGGCAGAAACATGAACTTATCATCACGGTAGCCAGAAGTTTGTAATCCCATAATCTCGTCTTTTCTATCGGGCATAAGACTGACGCACTGTTTCTTTGACATCCACTTACGCGTCCAAATGAAGTTGCAATCTGACAAGTCTCGGTTCTTGAACGTAGGGTCTACCATTGCACCATTATGGTAAAAGTTGGTAACCCTAGGGTCTCCGTTTACTGGATCAGTGCGGTAATCAAGCCACAAGCCGAGCAGGTTGAAACCAGTGATGCAAGCGCCACCCTGGAATCCATCAGAAAGGATTTCGAGCGCGTTACTTTGATTATGTGTCCATTCCAATAGCTTCGTGTAGGCATCTGCCGTCTCTGCATGCGAGTTCTCCACTGGGGTTACTACTGTGCTTTTCCTATTGCGTCTTTGGTATCCACACACCATGTTTGTAATGCGGCGGATCCTATTGAACATGAATGTTCTTCGGTTATTTATAGGAAGGGTTCCATAGATTTGATTCCAAAGCGTCTGGTCGCCGGCATTGAACCGCACGTCAATATCAGCCTCATTCCAAAACTGTTGAGTCAAGGGCAGCGATTGTCTATAATAACTATCCATTCTTCGCTTGAGGCTAATATCACCATCAATGTAAAATGCGGGATCGAGGGGTTGGGTCATGATTATCCTATATTGCCCTGATTGTAACTCAAATTTTATTTAGTATAAAGGCAGGCTAATGGATGGATGGTTTACACTTCTTTATGTGCTTCTTGGTTGGATGGCTCATTTCCTATACTGGGACAAGAGGATGCGAAACATTATTAAAAAACAATTTCCCATTAAAAGAAGATGAGCCGAAGTAAAGGAAGTATAATGGAATGGATTAATGTGAAGGACAGATTGCCAATCACTACCGTAATTAGTACTGGCGAGAAAACAGCCGATTTCAATTGGGTACCTGTGACGGATGGCAATGGATGCTGGACTATTGCTAGATACGGTTGCAGAAAAGAAAATGATCTCTGGATTGATTCATGGGAGTTTTGGGACACCAACGATACAGCGGTAGGTTGTCCATACTCAGGCGATTCCTTTTCCGCAATCGGGATTGAAAGCATTGCGTTTTGGGGAGATATCTGGGAAACTTTGCCGGAAACTAATAATGAGCCGAAGTAGAAAGAAGCCATACAAAGGAAGTATAATGGAATGGATTAAACTAGAAAACGAAAAGCCACAAGAAGAAAGTTGGGTTTTGGCATACAATGGCTGTATTTGCGTGAAAATGTTTGAACGAAACATTTTTTACGATGGGAGTTCTAGCTACTATTGCCCAGATGGAGAAATGTCGGACGTTACACACTGGATGCCATTGCCAGAAAAACCTAATAGATTCAAAAAGCTATGAGCCGAAGTAGAAAGAAGCCTTACATAGGTACCTGTGGTAAATCCCGAGGCGCCATGAAGAAGTGGAAGAAAAAGAATAATCAGCGTATTCGCAGAATGGAGCTGGATGAATTTTCTTCTTGTGGCTTTTACAAGAAACTGATATCCTCTTGGCTTGCTCCTGATGATGGGAAGCATTTATGTACGGAAAAATGGGCTAGTAGGAAATGAGTATAGAAGACATAGATAAGACAATTATAAATGAAAAATATGAAAAGAGTAAAAATGGACCCACAAGAAATGGATTACTTGCGAAGTGATCTCACCGATGAACTGATGGAAACCATAAAAAAAGTCCAAACGATGCAATTACCTAATGATGAAATACTAAAATCTTTATGTAACTGCATTAGCATTGTAGGAACTCACACCTATATGAATACCCCACAAAGTGAAGAACAAATATAAGCTCTCCAAGCTCATCGGTTGAGCAGTAGACTGTTAATCTATTGGCGCTTGGTTCGATTCCAAGGGAGAGCGCAAGAACAACAAGGGAACAATCATGTGGGTAAAACTTGAGGATGAAAATATTTGCATAAATACCGAGCATATAGTGACGATAGAGACAAATCACATTGATGAGATATTTTATGCTGTTATAAATATGGTGAATGGAAGAACGATTGCACTAAGTGGTAGGCACGCTCTACCTAGTACAGCACTAATAACAGCTATGAAAAAAATTTATGGGTATGTAGGAGAATAGATGGATTATCAACAACCACCAGTGCACTATGAACAAGTATACATTAAGCATCTTGATGGACATGAAGGTGAGGATGAGGTTGAAGAGGATTTGTCATTCCTTACAGCCATTACATTGATGGAATATAGACAAGAATTGAGTCGAATGCATTTAGTTGATGGAAGTTAAGTAAAAAGCTAGCATAACTGAATTGGTAGAGTACCCGATTTGTAATCGGATTGTTCTGGGTTCAAGTCCTAGTGCTAGCAAGGAATGCCCTAGACTTCGTTTCCTAGAATCATTGGGACTTTCTGCCTCACTCGTCCGGTTTAATATGCCGCAGGGTATTTATCGCAAGGACTTTTGCTTTAGAAGGAAAAATAAAAGGGAACAACGCGAGTTACGCGTACCCTAAATGCACTTGTACACATGGCACATGCGCTAATCTTCGATTATAGCAAAGATATCAGTATCTCCATAGAAGATCCAGTATTCTTTTTCCTTATAAACTGTTCTTTGACCGCCATGCTTATTGTACAGCACACGGTCGCCTGATTTAACCTCTAAAGGCATTCTAACACCAGTAGGACCGTAGTTTCCTGGGCCTACAGCTAGTACCCTACCTAGACAAGGAGAATCAACAGCTACGGTCAAAATAAGCTTGCCTTTATTTAAACTTGGTTCTTCCTTTTCAATAATAATACGATTGCCTGTTGGCCGCATTGGCAATTTATCAGTCATTCTATACCTTTAAAACATGTTTTTTTTCTTTAATGTAATTTCCACCTATGTTATATAATACACAGCCATCTGGAGATGTCAATGTTTCAACATGAGGATTCTTTAACTTGCCTATTTCAATACGGATTTGATCCACTTCATCCCGAGTGGTTGTAAAAAGAGTATGATGTTCCAGGTAAATATAGGCATACTTTTCCTCAATAAAGTTTAGTTTTTTCTTTATCAAATCCAATTCAACCGAAAAAAAGTAAAGGCACGCATACAGAATTGCTATAAGTATCAGTAACTCAAACACTAAAATCCTAAAATTTTTATATACAATTTTTCCTCGAGCTAGTCATCTATCCTCTCCTCGATTCACAAATGTTGTTTAACCAGAGCATTAAAAAGCAAACCACAACAGTCGGCCAGCTGATGTTTTGCCAAAAATCAATCATCTATCCTCTCCAATTGCTTCTGTTGAAATACTTCTCTCTCTCTAAAAACGTCTTTACTATCAATTAATTGCATTGTAGCCGAATCATATATCTGCCACCAACCACAATACGCTTCTTTCTGATGATTCATCAATGCCTGTATGCAATGTGTCATCGTATCATAAGCCCCAACGAAGTCCCTAAGGCCACCGTTGGCATGAGCACTTCGGGAAGCTAAAAGCCAATAGCGCAGGTTAAACGGAGAGTTCATTGTCATTCCAATCAGTTGTATTCCAATAATCTTTAAAAACATTATCTAAGTCATCGAAGAGGCCAGCTCCTCCAGCAGTTATGGGCAGTGATGGTGTTCCCCATTCTCCTTTATCAATGTACTGACCCCCGCGGTAAGTAGCACTTCCTCCCGATTCTAGATCAGTCATAATAAATCCGTATTACATATCCCAAGATACAAAAAAGCTGTTAAAATCACGGTGCCAGATACTACAAGCCACTCATGTGTAGTCATACTACAAACCTCGCGTAGGAACCAAGTGTCCAGCCTAGGAGTATGCCACATGTGATTGCTTGCCAGAGATCCATTAATCTGCCTTTAAATAAGGGTCGAAACCTTTTCCCATTTTCATAAGTTCTTGAAAAGAATACAACTTTTCAGAATCGGGTAGTTTCATTGCCCAATAATTACAATGCGTCTCGTCATAGCGCGCACAATGCTCACACTCGAACCACGTAAACCTAGTTTTGCAAGTATCAACCAAGGATAGATCCAAAACCCTGCTGTTGTCCACCGACTCCATACTGCCCCTTAAGTTTCCTATATTCATCCAATTCAAATCCCATCGCACCTTGGTTCATTTCAATGGCTTGGCACATGTATCTGAATGCATCGGCACCATCAGATGCCCAGTCATGTAATGGCTGCTCTGCATAGCATCTATGCTTATCATCCCAACGCTTGCGATAATTTTCAAGACATTTTATACCATACTCACATTTTTTCTCATCAAAATAACACTTCGGCAGCCACTTGCGTACTCTTTCGATCCCTTCATCTTTAGTCTTTTCTCGGGGCAATACAATGACTTTAAGACCCAACTCTGCCGCTCTTTGAGCCTTTGACATGCCTGTACTAAACTCATTTGACCCGGCATCATGGGGCCAGTAATGTTGTCCATATTTCCAGCCGTGGAGTTTGGCTCGCTCTTCCATAATGCGTACATAATGCGGGATACCTTCCCCGCTATTTTGATAATAGTCAAGTACATGAACCTCGTTCCCCGAAAGCTGATAAAACCAGATCGCAGTTGAGTCCCCGATTCCAATATCTGCAGCGGTGTGTACTTCCGAATAGGTATCATAATCTACTCTCCTAAACCTTTCCTTCATGCGCATATCATGCAGTATCCGACCATAGTAAGCACCATCAACACCGCGAGTCCAAGAGCAATAGTACTCTTGCTGAATACGCTCTTCTGTGTTGGCAGGATTGGCACGTACACGGGCCAAATCTTCTTCTGTAAACAGCTTGCTCTCGTTGTTGGAGACAAAGCTTGTATACCAGTACTCCTTCTCGGCTTCGGCACTTTTGTAAAGTTCGTAGGCATGGTTCTTTCCAAATGGGGTTGTGTTGAAGATGGCCCACCCCTTGTTTTTTAAAAGGATTGGTTCTATAATCGAGGGCCAGATTTCGGGAGAGTGCCAAGCAAACTCAGAAAATACAACACCAAGAGGGTTAGAGCT